TACTGTTATTGTTATGTCTTTATCTTCATCTATTTTGTCTATATTAAATCCAAGCTCTATGTCTTTAAATCCCCATTCCTTTAAATCTACTATATCAAAGTTGCTTAGTAAATCCATATCCCATTGAGCAGTATTCTTGTTTAACCTTATGTTTAATTCTCTTTCATCTTCTTTTGATAAGTTAACTCTAACTGCTGGTACTTTCTGTGCTCCTAACTCTTTCATTATTCTAACCCTTTGATGACCCCCTACTATAGTATTGTCTGTGTTTATTACTATTGGAATAGTGCAACCAAACTTTTCTAATGAGTTTTTTAAATCTTCGTATTGCTTATTGCTAATCTGTCTTGGATTGTACTCAGCGGGATTAAGACTGTTTATGTTTACTAATGTAATTTTCATATAAGTATTTATTAATTAATTCTAAATGACGTATTCTTACATATACGTTAAATTCTTTGTCTGTTTCTGCCATATTATGACACTCTCTACATAGGGCTGCTAAGTTCTCTATATAGTCTTTACACTTGCTACCCCCAATTCCACGCCTTGATATGTGATGGATGTCTACAGCCTCACAACCACAATTCATCTCACAGCCTATAAAATCGCTTTCATCTAAGTAAAAGAATGTCATATATACTTTAGTATGGTTTCTCATTTAAAATAATTGTACTTGTATATTTGGTTTATAACTTGCATCATATCTTTTATTCTGTCCTTTAGGGTAATCTTGTATTTTATAATTTAATTCTTTTTTCCATTTTTTTACTTTAGATTTATTTCCTACAAAATATATATATCTATGTTTTGAACTTCTAAATTTTCTATTTTTAGAATAATCTAAATTTTTATCATAATGTCTACTATGACTATTGTCATCTGTTCCTATATCTGTTCTTTCTTTTGTTTTTCCTGTATATATCCAATTTGTTGCCTGATATATATATCCGTTATGTTTCATTTTTGTATCTGAATAACTTACTAAAATTAAATCATTTAAAATCTTTAAACATTGAGAAACAAAATAGCTTAAAACATTTTTTTCTAAATTATCATTTACACATAATCTATTAAGTTCATAAACATATTTAGAATTACTTTCTCCACAAACACCAACACAAAGAGAATGAGAGGCAGGTTTCCCTATAGTCATTACACCTATTAAATTTTTATCAAATAAGCCAAAGGAATAACTAATACTTGGTATTCTTTTAGCATAATGTTTATGCAATAACCAATCTTTACATAAATACTTTGCTATAGATTTTACCTTATATTTTTCTTTTATACTCATCTTCCTTGCCCTTTGTATTTCTTTACATAGTTTTTACTACTCTTATTAAAAGAGGATTTGCTTTTCTTGTGTCTGCCGTGATGTTTCTTTTTATTTGGGCTAAATCGCCATACATTCTTTTTCATACTTTACAAGACTTTTCATATACCTTTTTAAGATTATTCATTATTTGTTTATTACAAGGGCTACAGCTTTTCCATTGTGGGTCAACACCAAATACTCCTTTATATAAAGCAGATACTATTTGTCTTTCAGCAGGTGTAAGCATACCCTTTTTATCTACAGTTGGGATTATTTCGTCATATATCTTCATCTCATCCTCTGTGAATTGTCTTATGTTTCTAAAGTTTGGAAACATTTGGTTCAGTTTCTTTCTTCTTTCTTCACAACCACAGTCATCTCCTAATACTACTTTTGCCACTTTATCTATTCCTGTTGCTTTTGTTATCTTGGCAATTGTATCGCCTAAACCTTTACTTTTATCTGTCATGTTTTAATTTTTCTTTTAAATATTTTTTTACAATTCTAATTGATTTTCCTAAAGTGTTTCTATTTATTTTGGTGGCCATTTGCATAGTATTTAAGCTAAAGCCATTCAAGTAATATATTTTAAATATCTGTACGTCAAACCAATTTAGATCTTTGCATTTATCATCTATCCAATTTAACTTTCTTTCCATTTCTTTTAGTTCTTCCCAGTTTTCTATTTGAATACTACCCTCTTTATTAAATATATAATTTTCTTTATATTGTTTTCTTATTGTATAATGTTTTTTGTATTTCATATAAAAAGGAGATGTTGAAGAGTGGTACTGATTAATCATTATTCTAACAATATAATACAATAATTCTCCCCTTTGAATTAAACCACTAATCAACTCCTCCTCTTTACTATATAAATATAATATAACATCATGTAAAAGATCTTCATGATCTGGATATTTATTTGATGTTAATTTTATACTAACTTCTCTTAGTCTGGCATAATTATTGTTTATATATTTATTTAATACTAACACAATTTTTTTACACCAAGTTTTAATAATTTATTATACTCCCATAAACCAAGCTTACTTCCTTCTATTTTTACATTAGATTTATACTTATTATATAACTCTTTTTCTTTTTCATGTATATACTCGTTATAATTTATATGTTCAAAATCTGTTTCTAAATCTCTAAATATAAATGTTTCTTCTTTTTTACCATTATCTACAAAGAACACAAAACAATGAGTAAATATTTTATGGCTAGGTGTTCTAATATTTTTATAAAATCTAAATGGTTTCAAGTTAAATAATTATTTAAAGTTTCTATTGTATCATAAAACCCATAACAAACTAAAGCACAATAATTTCTATCATTTAAATCTTTTAACCATTTTTTTTGATCTTTAGATAATCTTCCTTTTTCTGTTTTTAATTCTATAGCTAACCCATGATATCCAGATCTTGGTTCGAATATTAAAATATCAGGTAAACCTTTTGAATAATGTTTTTTTACTATTGCTTTTTGTTTCCAATTACTTTTTCCTAAATAAACTCCACCTAAAGTAGAAGTGTATAATAACTTTGGAAATTGTATATTTATATAATCTATAATAGCATTATGTAAATCTATCTCTTTCATTTTCTTTTATCCACGAATATTGTTAATTGTATAAATAGTAAGTATATTCTAAGCTCAAAATATGGGTGAGCATCATCTGGCTCATAATGTCTTATTCCTAATATAATTCCATTCCATATTATGTGTATTATTATATTCATCTTTTAAGCCATTTAATTTTACCGTCATAGCTATTTACCTTCTTCTCATATCCTAAGCTTTCTAAGTGTTTATAATAGCTTCTAAGAGCTGTGTGATCTTGTTCTAACCTTTTGGCGAAATGTATATCGTAATAATCAGGAAATTTTGGATCTGTGCTTTTACTTCCTTTATCAAATTTAGCATTATTTCTACACCACCTTTTGTAACGCAATGACGTGTTCCAAGTTTTTTGGAGTTCCCATCTCATTTTACCATTACTATTTTCTTCTGTCCAATAATCCACAAAATCTTCAATATAATCTTTAGGTTGTAAATACTTAATATCATTTAAAAATTTGTCCTTTGGAGATATATTATTATTATTCTTTATTCTTATTTCTTTATTCTTATTAATAGTTTTAGAATTTTTTGAAGTCTTGTTGTTAAAATTTTCACATTCTAGAATTGAAGTTTTTTCAACACTAGACTTTAAGTTTTTTAATATCTGAGATTCATCTATTTTAAAGTATAATTTAGCTGGCACGCC